TAGTAGGAAAAGAATCAGTTACATTGAGTAGTGGTTTTTTAAGTGAAGAATACAATGAGGTGTTTAAACAGATGATGTTATCTGAAAAGGTATGGGTTACTAACATAACAGAAGATGGAGAGCAAGTGTTACCAATTAACGTTAAGACATCTAACATCACTTATAAGACATCTTTAAACGACAAGTTAGTAGAGTACACATTTGACTTTGATAAATCATTTAATGTAATAAACGACATTCGATAGATGCAGAAAATACAATTATACATAGAGGGAGAAAGAGTAGATATGTTTGATGATGAAAGCGTTGTTATTACTCAAACAATAAAGAACGTAAAAGATGTTGGTAAAATATTTACTGACTTTACAAGAACGTTTAGTTTGCCTGCGAGTAAGACAAATAACAAAATCTTTAAACACTATTATAATTACCATATACAAAATGGGTTTGACGCAAGAACAAGAAAACCTGCAAACATAGAATTAAACACTTTACCTTTTACAGATGGTAGAGTAAAATTAGAGGGTGTAGATTTAAAGGATAATAAACCTCATACCTATAAGATTACATTCTTTGGTAGCACAGTTACCTTAACGGATTTAGTTGGAGATGATACATTATCTATATTAAGTAGTTTAACATCTTTAAACAAGTTGTATGATGCAACAAATATAAAAGCATCTTTACAAGCAGACCCAACTACAAATGATATAATTGCACCTTTAATTACACACACACAAAGATTAACATTTAATTCTCATAATTCAGCAAATGACCCTGGGAATATTGCTTATAATAACGGACACGTTCACGGAGTTTTGTATTCAGAATTAAAATATGCTATTAGGTTACATACTATTGTTGAAGCAATAGAAACACAATATGGAATAACATTTAGTAATGATTTCTTTGTAAATACAAATGCACCGTATTATAATCTATTTATGTGGTTGCATAGAAAAAAAGGAGATGTAGAAAATTTAAGCAATGAGAATCAATCTATTGTAAATGGTTTTACACCAGAAGCAGACAACACTACAACACAAACTCATTTAAAAAGTAACACTACTTTAGAGATATATGGAGACCCACAAAGATATGATAATATAACTGAATTAAGATTTGTTGTAAATTCAAGTTACAATACTATACCATACACAATATCGTTACAAAAAGATGGAATAGAGGTTGTTAGATTTAATGCGGTTGGAGATGATGAAATTACACAATTTACTTTTGATGGAGATTATACAATTTACATTGAATCTTCACAAGATATACTTTTTGACAAAATAGAATGGTACATTTCTTATGAGCAAAATTTAAAAACCTATTCAACTGGTAGTTATTTACATTCAGACGCTTTTACTTTTGATATTACTCAACAGATACCAGAGATGAAAGTAATTGACTTTTTAAGTGGGTTGTTTAAAATGTTTAACTTAACTGCTTTTGTTGATGATATTACAAATGAAATTATTGTAAAAGATTTAGATAGTTTTTATAGTGGTGGTGGTTCTTATGATGTAACTAAATACGTTGATGTAAGTAAAAGTCAAGTAAATATTGCTTTACCATATAGAGAAATAAATTTCCAACACGAAGATACTAAAACCTTTTTAGCTTCTATACATAGTCAAAAGTTTGGTAAAACTTGGGGAAAATCTGAATACACTAATTCAGAAAAATTAGATGGTACTATTTATGATATTAAAACACCTTTTTCACAAATGAAGTATGAAAGGTTGGTTGATGAAAATGCTTCTGGGATAGGTGTAACTGATGTTCAAGTAGGTTATTTTGTAGATGACAACCAAGAATCTTATTTTGGTAAACCTTTAATATTTTATCCTATAAGACAGACAAGTGCTGATGGTATTGCTTTTTTAAATTCTCCAACAAGTCAAGAAGAATTAACAACTTACAATATTCCATCAAATAGCGTTGCTTTAACAACTACTGCAAGTACTTATAATATTAATTTTTATGAAGAAGTTAATGAGTACACAAGACAAACTGGTTTCACAAATACATTATTCCAAGCATATTACAGTAATTATATAACAAGCGTATTTAACCCTACAAACAGAATAACAAAAGTAAGTGCTTATTTACCTTTAAGAATATTACTTAATTATACGTTAGCAGATAGGTTTGTAATAAGTGGAAACAGTTACAAGATAAACTCAATAAAAACTAATTTAAAAAATGGTAAATCTGATATAGAATTACTAAACGATTTATGATAGAAAATATATTAGAATTATTAAAACACGCAAACGGAGAAACCGAGAATATACGTATTGCACAAGGTAAAAACAAATTACCTATTAGTTTAAAGGACGGATATAAGGCACTAAAACAAGAAATAAAATGGCAGAAAAAGTAACGATTGAATTAGAAGCTAAAACTGGTAAAGCAGAAAATAATATAAATGATGTTGTTGATTCAATAAAAGATTTAAACAAGTCGTTTGTAGAAGCAAATGAATCAAATCAAAAATCTTTAAAAAGTTTAACTAAAGGTACAAAGGTTTTAGCTAAAGGGTTTAAAGGTGTTGGACTTGCTATGAAAGCAACAGGGTTTGCTATTATAATGAAAGTAGTAGAC